AAGGTCAAGCTGACAAAGCATTCTTACAAGCTAGTGAAGAAGAGCGCGATAAGTCACCAATCTACTTCCAACCAAATATAAGTTACTACACAAGATGAGCGTAATAATGACGTACGATTCGCTGGTGTTAAACATCCAGCAATATATGGAGCGTAATGATCCAGATTTCATTGCGCAAATTCCTAACTTAATTGCTTTGGCAGAATCTTCAATTGCTGCTGAGTTAAAGACATTCTTACAATTAATTGTGGTAGAAACTAATCTTACATCAAACGTAGCAGTTTTAAATAAACCTGCTCGTTGGCGCAAAACTGTTTCAATGAAGATTAACGGACAGCCTGTGCTGTTGCGTAGTCAAGATTATATAGCACAATACCAAGCAGAATCTCAACCAGGCACTCCACTTTATTACGCTGATTATGATTATAGCAATTGGAACTTTGCACCGGTGCCAAACCAAAGCTATCCTGTAGAAATTATCTACTACGCTGAAATCCAGCCATTAGATACTTCTAACCAACAAAATTTGTGGACTTCGATTGCACCACAAGCTATGTTATACGGCGCTTTATTGCAAGCACAAGGCTATTTAAAAGCACTAGACAAATTGCCTGTTTGGAAAAGTTATTACACCGACGCACTTGCAGCACTCAAAAAAGAAGATAATTCACGTCGTATTGATCGCAATACAACGATTCAGGAACCATAATAGATGACCACACCAGTATACACCTCACCCTTTACAGGCACCGTTGTAACCCCAACGGATGTATCCTATCTTGCTCTCCCATTTAGTTCAAATCAAGCTCTCTTTTGGCCTTCAACTGTTAATGGTAGCCAAGTTGTTGCTGCCCGCATTATTGATTGCACTCCTTCTACTAGTGGTCTGTCTATTACTCTTCCTGAAGGTGATCAAGGAACACTAGGCGCTGATATTTTATTTCGCAATCTTGGCTCAAGTTCATTTGTAGTTGAAGATTTTTTAGGCGGCAATTCCGTAACTATTGGCGCTGGCGTATCTAAATACTTTTATCTTACCGATAATTCCACAACCGCAGGTACTTGGAACAATGTAACATTTGGAACTGGCACTTCTTCTGCAGATGCGGCCTCATTAGCTGGTGCTGGTTTAACTACTGTTAGTGGCCAACTAGCTACAACTCAAAATATTGCCGATGTTTCTACTGTTCCGGTAATAAATGACGCCAGTCGTGCCGTAACGTATAACTGGACAGCTGGTGTTGCTACTTTTAATTTACCTAGCGTATCGACATTGTCGCGTGGGTGGTTTATTGGGTTTAGAAATAGTGGGTCCGGCGCACTTACATTTGCCCCAAGCTCCCCGCAACTAATTAACGGCAAAACAACTATTGTTACAAATCCTGGTGATTCAGGATTTATTTTTTATGATATTAGTGCTGGTGCATTTATTACAGTTGGTTGGGCAACCCCCAATAACGTAGTGTTTACTTCCGCTACTTATGACGTTGATGCCATTGTTGGAAACACACTTAATCTGGTTTCTAATGCACCAATTATTCAAACATACATAGCACAATCTGGTACTCGTACACAGACATTAGCTGTAACATTTCCAGCAATTACTCAGCTGTACATTTTAGTTAACAATACTAATCAGTCTGGATACGGTGTTACATTTCAAAATCAAGGAAGTAGTCAAGCGCCATTGGCTTTAACCACTGGTAACACTTACACCATACTAAGTGATGGTGAGTTTTTATACATTTTAAACTCCTCGTCATCTAGTTTATTTAAAGCTATTAACGGAATTGCTGGAGCACCTTCATATTCATTCCTTAATGACAATTCAACAGGTATGTATTTACCAGGAACTGGTATTTTAGGATTAGCGGCAAATGGTGTCGAAATTATTGATATTAATGCGACCAATTTATCTGCCCCAGTGGTGACAATAAACGCTAGAGTTGATGCGACAATTATCAGCGGTGGGACGTTCTAAATGGCGGCTGATAATCAGCAACAAGATACATCCCAATATACTTCAATTTACAGCCTAGCAATCCCGGCTGGGATTAAGCGCGATGGTACACAGTTTCAAAACGACCAATACACAGATGGTGTATGGTGTCGTTTTCAACGAGGTGACCCTAAGAAAATGGGGGGCTATCGTACGCTGTTTACAAGTAACGTAGGTATTTATCGTGGTATGGTTTCACAGCCGTACAACGGCGTAAATTATATTTTTGCTGGAACGTATCAAGAACTTGATGTATTTACATGCGGTATTAACTACGGCACAGGTGCGGGTCCGTTTACTGCAAATATTTTACCGGGGACAGTGCAGTTTACTCTTGTATCTAGTGTGACTACTACGTTTGTAGTTGCTGGTGATGTTAGATCTTTATTTCCAAGTGGCACAAAAGTAATATTTAGTCAAACTTCTCCAGTTAACTATACAACAACCGGAACCCCGGTATACACAGCACCGAATACAACCGTTACTGTAACCACAACAATCACTGGAAGCCCCACAAATGTTTGGTTAAATAATGTTTCAACGTTTGTTGAAGATCCACAGCCCGGTCCATATCGCATTACTTGGCAGTTTGACTCTCAGTTTAGTCCCCAAGGCGGCAATCTTTCCTTGTTTGCGCATCCGGGTTTCAATCTTAATGATATTGATAACGGTGTGCCGTCACAGGTATTAGTCGGTAATATTGCTCCGTCAACAGGAAATGCTTGGAACTTTAACGGTTTATCTGATAGTGCTGGGGCTAATCCAACATATCAACCAATTAGCGTTGATGGTGGTGTTACAGTATTGTATCCATTTATATTTGTATATGGGTCACATGGCTATATTGCTAACAACAACGTAAGTAGCACATATTTAAATCAAAATTTTTATGACTGGAACGGCCCATTAGCCAACCAAACTAACGTATCTTCTTCCAAGATTGTTAAGGGTATGCCAATGCGTGGTGGTACTAACTCGCCAGCTGGTTTGTTTTGGGCAACTGATAGTCTTATTCGCGTTTCCTTTAACTCCTCGGCTTCTGGTACCACTACCACAAATCAGTTTTGGAACTACGATATTATTTCTAGCCAAATCTCAATCATGTCATCTAATGCCGTGGTCGAGATGGATGGCGTGTATTGGTGGATGGGTGTTGATCGTTTTTATGCCTATAACGGTAGTGTACAAGTAGTACCTAACGATAAAAATATAAACTGGCTATTTGACAACATTAACTATACGCAGCGCCAAAAAGTATGGGCAACTAAGGTTCCCCGTTACAATGAGATTTGGTTCTTTTATCCTAGAGGTACTGCTACAGAATGTACCGATGCTATTATCTATAATACCCAAGATAAACTCTGGTACGATTCAGGTTCTGCAGTCGGTTCACAAAGATCCTGTGGATACACCACTGAGATTTTTCCAACACCTATTTGGGCTGATTGGAACTACGCACCATCATTTAGCCAGCCATACACAGTAATAACACATCCAGCTAGTATGGCTGCCCCTACTGCAGATCAAATGTATCTTTCTGGTGATGTTACTCCTGTATTTAGTCCTGGCACCATTATTACATTTGATAAGACTGCAGACTATAACTCAACATATCAAGTAAGTTCTGCTGTATTTACCATTAACACCACTATTGGTGCCCCAGGTGTTACCTTAGTGACGTTTACAGAAGAGTCACCAATTACAGTTGTACCCGGTTCTTTGGTGTACCAACAAATTGGTGGGTTTACTATCTGGCAGCATGAGTATGGTCAAAATCAAGTAAATTTAAACGATGAAACTGCCGTGTATTCTAGCATTACTACCAGCGACATTGGTTGGTTAACAGGTAACCCAAGCCAAGATGGTTTAGTGGGTGTTAACCGCCGCATGCACTTACGTCGTGTTGAGCCTAACTTTTTACAAACTGGCACTATGTCTATGACCATTTTAGGTCGTAAGTTTGCTTCCAGTGCCTTGGAAGAAGATTCTGGTCCGTATTATTTTACACAAGATACTGGTAAAATTGACCTTCGTGTTGAGCATCGTTTAATTCGTTTAAAGTTTGAATCTAACGAAATTAACGGAAATTTTGAAATGGGCCGTAACTTGATTACTTGTGAGTTTGGAGACGAACGTCCGTGACAGTTTATGTTAATAAAAATAACCAACAATTTTTTCCGTTTTCCTCACAATTATCAAGCTGGGAAGATTGGAACGGTAATTTTATTATTTATTATGGTCAACTTAATGTACCGTACAACAACGAAGAAAACTGGAAAGATACTGCTTCTGTAATAGCTAGTACTTTTACGTTTTCTGCTTTTCCTGTTCCTAGCCCCGAAACCTTTGATAATTGGCAAGATTGGGCTGAAGAAGTAAGTTTAAGTATTAACGGCAAATCCCATTAACTAGGGCGAAAACAGCCTATTTTTTGCATTAGTAGATGTAGATCACAATCTTATTGAATATGACCCCATCTGAAATTATTATAAAGGAAGCGCAAAGCCAAGGAGTGGACCCGGAAACGGCTGTCCGCCAAACTTCTGGCGCCGTAAAAAGCGGCCATGCTGTACTTTTACAAAAGAATAATTCAGTCTTATTGGTCGTCCGCCTAGGTGATGGGAGAGCCGCGTTGTATTTATCTACAGCCGATTCCCCCATCACTTTGCGCAGTTCATTTTCTGGATTTCTTAAAAAGCTAAAAGCCTCTGAAGTTAAGAAAGCCTATATAGATACAAAGAACCCACAAATTGTGCGCTTAATGAAAAAGACTGGCTGGGACGTAGAAAAGTCTGATATGTCTAAATTTACTTACATGGCGAAGATTAAATGAGCTCAGTATTTAATGCTGTATCTCATGCTCTGGGTACTGACGGCAGCGGCGGCGGCCTTTTAGGTTTAGGTGCTCAGTTAGACAAATCTGTACATAACGCCATTCCCGGTGGTTGGGCAACTTTAGGTATTGCTGCTTTAGCTATTGCCGCTCCCTATTTAGCTCCGATGCTGGCAGGAGGTGCTTTAACCGGCGAGGCTTTGGCTACAGCTGATGGTTTTGCACAAGCAGCTGGGTATGAAACTGCTACAGAAGCTCTTAATGCTGGAGTTGATGCCGCATCATTAGGGCTTCCAGCAGGTACAACTGCAGCTGGTGTTACTGATGCAGCTACTGCTTTAGCTACTACTGCTGGTGGTACAGGTACCGGATTAACATCTGGCTCAATAGATGCTGCACTCCAACAAGGAGTTCCTCTACAGTCTTTGCTTAATTCAGCTGGAACTGGTGCGCTAACAGGCGGCACAATGGGGGGTGTAAAAGCTGCCATTACCGGTCAAGACCCGCTAACAGCCATTTTATCTGGTGCTATTACTGGCGGACTCACTGGTGGTGCATTAGATAGCCTTACGTCTCCAGCTTTGGCTGCTCAGATGGGCTGGGCTGCACCGTTAAGTACTCCTGTTGCATCAGCTTTGTTATCGGCAACTACAGCTATTGCAAATGGTGCTGATCCAAAAGCTGTATTATCAAATGCAGCAATTAGCGGTGCATTAAGCTCTATAGGTGGTCAAGCTAACAGTGCAATGTCTGGTAGTATTCCATCTCCTGTTGCAAATGCAATTGTAGGTGCTGCTACGGGTGCCACTGGTTCAGCAATTAAAGGTGGTAATGTTGCTACGGGTGCAGAAACAGGCGCAATTGGTGCAACGGTAGGCTCCGGTCTTAATGCGCTAACTGCACCATCGGCATCTATTACACCGACTCCTGTAACAGATAACAGTCAGCCATATACTTCTGATAATTCATTGCTTCAATCTCAGTTAAAAGCTGAAGCTGATATTTTAGCTGGCAATGCTTCAAACCAAATTAGCGGTGTGCAAGGTGCACAAAGTACACTAGATGCTACTACAGCCTCTACTACAGGTGCGTATACCCAAGCAAAAGCAGATCAAGCCGCTTTAGATAACGCGCTTAAAAGTACAGGATATTCTGACGCTTATAATAGCTTAAAAGATCAACAGCAAACAGTCAGTGGTTTATATACCGCAGCAACAAATGCTGAGTCTGCATTTACAAATGCTCAAAATGCGTTTAATGCCAACCCAACGCAAGCAAATTACGATGCGTATAAAGCTGCATCTGATGCGTATACAACTGCTGTTAATGCGTATACGCCAGCAAATACAGCGTTCCAAACAGCTAATACTAATTTACAAAATTTGTATAGTAGCTCAATTGCACCGTTGCAAACAGCGGCAACAAGCAGTACAAATGCGTTAAACACAAGTTTACAACAATACGGTGCAAACCAATCAACACTTACTAATGTGGCTAATTCTTTGGGCACAACATTAAGCGGTTTATCACAAATTTCTAGTGGTCAACTTGTTTCTGGTATGACTATTCCAGAAGTGGCACTATCTGCGCCGTCTGCTCAAATCGGCCCTAACCCATCACCTATTGATGCCACAGCAACAGTTTCTGGGCCTCCTGTTGATACAACAGCTGCGTCTCCTATTGATGCTGCATCACAACCTGCACCAGCAGCCACACCTATACCAGCACCGGCAGCCACACCAACACCTACCGGTGTTGTTATTGGTGTAGACCAAGCAACAAATACAGCTTCCGTGCTGGGTACAGACGGTAGTGTCACCACAATACCGGCAACAGGTGTAACAAATGGCAGTACAGTAACATTGGATTCTAATGGCGCAGTAATCACAACTCCGGCAACTAACCCCACTGGTGCTGGTCAAATAGCTGGCGGAACAACTGCAACCGATGTACTACCAACATCTACAGAAGCTGGATTGACGGTAGCGGGAAAATCTGCAGCTACACAAACTTACCAGCAAATGATGAACGCTGCTGCTCAAATACCAACAGGTCAAGAAACTGATTTTATTAATGCCATAACTAACGCGGTGGACTTTGGCATTCAAAATGGTGTATTGGTGCAAAACGCTGATGGAACTTACACGTCCCCAAATGGGATGACAGTTGGATCAGTTACATCTGATAATGCTGCAGCAACCGGAATGCCGGTTGGTAGTTATTACGTTGTAAGTTCATCTAGCGGAGCAACAGGAAATGAGACAGTAACTGATGCTCAAGGCAATGTAATATCTTCTTCTGGTTTACCCGGAAATGGTGTTGCTTTAATAACTTCAGGAACACCATCTACGGATCCAAATGCAGCACTAGCATTAACTGGATCTGGATCAAGTGGACCAAATACCGGAAGCACTTTAATTGCCTCTGGAAGTACACCAAATCCCTTAAACACAATTGACGCGTATCTAACGACACCAGTTACACCACCAGTTACACCACCAGTTACACCACCAGTTACACCACCTTCGCCAGATGTAACAACACCAGTTACTGGTCCTGCAGGCGGTACTACAACAGCACAACCAACAACTACTCCAGGTAGCGGTAGTACAGCAACTACTTTGCCAACAACCGATCAAACCACCCCCGCAAGCAGCGGGCCTAGTGCAGCTGATGTGGTTGCTAGCATAGTTGCTAGTTCTAATCCTCCAGCTCCAGCTCCAGCTCCAGCTCCAGCTCCAGCTCCAGCTCCAGCTCCAGCTCCAGCTCCAGCTCCAGCTCCCGTAAATGTAGCTGCTAGTGGCGATACCGGGGGTGTACCTGTTCCAGATAATACCAGTACTGATCTTTCAAAACAAGTAGTGACATCACCACAAACAGGTGGTGAAACAACTCCAACGGCAGGTACAGGCACAACGGCAGGTACAGGCACAACGGCAGGTACAGGCACAACGGTAGGTACAGGCACAACGGCAGGCACAACGGCAAGTACCGGCACAACGGCAGGTACAGGCACAACGGCAGGGACGGGCACAACGGCAAGTACCGGCACAACGGCAG